TAGCTTGAAAGCGATGTCACTACCCGCCAAGTTAGTCGCCAAAGATAAGGTACACATTTATGTACTTAACGCCCTGAAACCCCGCTAAGATATATAAATGTGTACTTTAGGCAATAGATTAAACCTTAAGCTGGTTAAGAGTTAGTTTATTGATTTATGCTGTATTTGCTATATCAACCCTACTTCGACAACTTGCTGACCATTAGCGTATTCTTCGGCAGCCTCTCTACTGGAGAATACGGGAATAGCGCCTATCATGCCGTCTATGTAAGATAGGTCTAACGTCTTAACGTGGCCCATTACATCTAGTTCAATTGTTTTGTTTACTACCATCACTAAAAACATACTATTCCCCAATCCCATGTGCTTTTTCAATTGCTCGTGCAAAGGCAAACCAATTATAATGTTCTTTAACTATGCTATTAATAGCTTCATCACTCAATGGCTTTTGTTGTGACTCTGCTTCATTGCAATCAAGACATTTTCTTGGGTGTGACTGCATTGACCGACTATACCTACAGGTGTGTTTTTGAGTTGTCTGATTATTCAGGACAACTGACTCTGGCTGCGACTCTGGCGACCAGCAAATGCAATCTATTGAATCGGCATTTTCCGCTTTACAAGTTTCATTCCTGCAATAAACCATGCCTGTTCTATCGGGTTTTTGAACTGCCAGGGATTTCTTGACTTCTTGGCGGGCATTAAGCGCATTACAAAGCATCTGTGCATATTGGTCACGTTCAGCATCTACAAAGTCGCCATCTATTCTTAACCCCGCATCAAAGTCAAAATTGTTATCTTGAATGTAACCATCACCTTCACTTGTAAAGTTTCTATCTTCCATAGTCATAGTTCTATCACCATTTCTATATACTGGCTCTTGCGTTGGCCGTTCACACTTACATACACCATCTGAACGACATGAGTGGCTTGCGGTTGATAGAGCCTCTTTAGCAATCCCAATAACTTCACCTGTATTGCAGTCATATTTGCAAACTTCCAAAGCCTTACGCAACTTCGCATTGTCGAGTTGTAGCTGTGCATTGCGTTCATCTTTAGATTTAATACTTGTCTCAAGTAGTTCTGTATACCCAACTTTTTGAACTATCAAGGATTCCTTGACTGCTGAATCTAGTGCGGCTTGCAAATCTTTGATTGCAACCTGTATTGAACTCCCATCAATATACACATCAAAAGTTTTGTTATTCATTTAAAACTCTCCCCAACTTTAAATTCTACATAAGCATAAGCAGAATCATAACTAAGCTTAAATATAGCCATTGGAATTGTTATTACCCAGCAAAGTGCCACTAAGTATTTCATTTCGTTTCCTCACAATTTAGTAGCAGATATTCAACTTCTTCCAATGCTTCTACCCAAGAGTCATATCTAGTCTTACTTACCCAATGAAAGTCCATATCCGACATACCATTTGCATCACGATTTATTGCTTCTTTATCTAACGGTGTCCCTCTAAGCGTATTAGTTAAAATTGTTAGTGCTTCTTGTAATTTAGTCATTTCGTTTCTCCTCATCTTCTCTAAGTCTATCAAGTGCTTCTCTCGATAATTGCAGAATAAAATCAAGATGCTCAATTAACTCAATAGGACTTAGTGCAGTTTCCTTAATCTCAGTTGTGGCATTTTGAATATCTATTAAGTTATTGCGAATACTATGTATGTTGTAACTCATTTCGTTTCTCCTTTTATTTGAATATTTGCGTTCTTTGCTATCTCTTCACGAAGAGACTCGTTTTCACTTAGCAAATCATCGTAATCGCCACTTAACTTATCTATATACTCTTCTGTATTGCAGTATTGACAGCCGTCACCGACAAGCTTCGTTCTAAAGTCGCACTTACATTTGCTTTCCCATGATTTAACTAACGGCTTTGTATATTTTGTTTCGCTAGCTCCGTCCGTAAATATCTTTAATGTTTTATCTTCGTCTTGATAGCTCAGTTTAAGTTTGGTCACTAGCCAATTCGTATACGAGCGTCCCTCGGCGTCTATCACTTCTAGCCTTGAGACTTGCTCTTGTATTTGCTCTTCTGCCGCTTGGTCTAGCGCTTCTTGACAGAAGTCTGCCACTCTCATTAGTTGCTCTGTCTCGTATATCCGCTTGCCTCGATATACAGTTGTAAGCATTTCTATTGCCATTCTTAGTGCTTTTCTTTGTTTAGGCGCTAACTTTACGGAAGGAGTGCCTAAACTCAGTGTGCCAGACATATCTAGTGGGTTAGTCATTAGTGAATTACCTTTTTTGTTAAATAAGTTCGAACGAGTAGGAAATTACTAATTTATCGCCAGACCGTATCTGCAAACCGTCAGTGAAGTCCCATGCGTTCTTCAAACAACGCCAGCAAATATCTAATCTAGTTATTAGGCTCATTACCAGCTACCCCATGCGTGAGTGCCTTTGGCTGCTGGAACATAGTCTTTAGCTTTAGCGACGACGGAAAGAGTAGGGGCTTCTGTGTGTATCGTGTGTACGGATTCATCATGTTCAAAGAAGTCATTAAGAACGGATGCTAATGCCTTGACATTTATTTTAAGCTGAAGTGCGTTATCCCAACGATAGCCATACTTATTTGCGATGCTTCTTATATTGCGGATGTCATGCTGTACTATGCCTAACAAAACTGACTCTTTACCAGTCTCTTTGCACCACGTAACGAAACCCCTTGCTGTATACGGTAAGCTTAATGCCATAGAGTTTCCCTTTTCGCTTCTATTGCGATGAATGTGCCAGTTAACCTTGCTAATGCTTCGTCAGTATCTTCTCGTTTGGTTGTCTCAACAAGCTCTTTAACTGCTTGCATCAATGCTTGGTTCTCTTTGTAAAGCTCTTCGATAGTCTGTCTACTCTTCATTAGCTAATTCTCTTTTAAACTTAGCTAGAAGTTCTGGGTTATCGTTTAGAAGAGCGGCTAGTTTTCTGGTTTCTTTTCTATTAGCCTGAGTCTGCTCTAGAAGTGCTTTCTTTTTTTCTGCCATCTTGGTAAGGACATTGGGAAGTTCTTTATTGAAGGTGTCTTCGTCGTAAAGCGCAAGTAAGGTATTAAGTGTTTCGGTTCGAGAGGCGTTGTGTTTCCGAGCTATGCTATCAATTGTATCGATGGTTTCGCGAGTATTGAATACGATAGTAAGCGGGTATCTCTGCATGTGTTCCATTTATTAGTACCTATAAAATATAAAAGCGTGTAATAAAATACTTACACGCTTATTATACTTACATTTTTCTTTAAAATGCTTACTTTTTAGCTGGGTCTTTGAGTGTCGCTAAGAATCCCATCTCATCTCCGTCGTATTCGCCAACTTGACCCTTAGCATCTTCAATATCTTCGTCTATATATTGAATTTCTGGGAGATGACCTAGTAATAAAATGGCAAATAATGCCAAAGGTTGTTGTAAAACGGTGGCGACTATCACGACTACCGCTATGACTGTTATGTTTTGTAAGAACTGTTCAGACATTTGCATTCGAAGCTCCAAAAGTAAGTTGATAGTGACTTTATTTTATCACTTCTTGAGGAGTAAATCTTTATAAAAACAGAACCCTTCATTCATTATATTTTCCCCGAAGCCAGGCGTGTTTCGGATGATATTAACGCGGTTTCTTGAGTGGTCTCTGAGATGAGTATTGTGTTCATCGTAAAAGTCGATAATTAAGGCAACATTCTTGCCTTTTTTCTTTCTACGTAGTCCCCGACCAATACGTTGACGAAGAGCTACCTCGGCTTTACCGCCACCAGCTAAGATAATGACCCCGATTGCTGGTACATCGACGCCTACGTCTAAAATAGATGTCCCAATGAGTGCGTCTAGCTCTCCTGAGCCTAATTTACGTAAAGCCTCTTTACGTTCTGACTGGTCATGCTCGCCGTGTATATAATCTGACTTAATGCCTTTACCTAAGAGCATTTCGTTAAGCAACTTGCCGTGTTTCGTATGCTGGACGAGAATCATTGTCGTTAAGCCGCATTTGGCAGCAACTTGCACTTCTTTGACTATCTGAAGATTACGGTATTCGTTTTCTACGATGCCAACAGTGTAGGCTTTCTGCCAAGGGGTAGATTTGTATAGTTTGATTGGCTTTTCTGCTAGTTTGACTACTTTGAAGTACGGTTTTGCAAGAATGCCACGTTCAATGAGAAGTTCCTCGGATACTTCGATGCCAATCGGCCCAGAGCAAGCCATTAAACGCATATTAGCTTCTTCATCGTCTTTCATGAATGGAGTCGCTGTAAGTGCTAAGCGATAGTGTGCGTTCTTACAATTACGCAGAATATCGTAGTAACTATTCCCGCTAGATTCATGCGCTTCTTCTAAAATGACAAATTCTATTTTCTCAAGGTAATTAATCATACGCAGGCGTCTTTTAGCCTGAAAGTTTTGCTTTTCTACGGTGGCGTATCCATCTGGGTCTTTTAAATGGGCAATAATCGTCTGCACCATTGCGACATTGAAGTCTAAAGTCGCGGATAGCTCTCCGTCCCCAATCACCCCACAATTAAAACCGTAACCCTCGACGGCTTCTTTCATTTGGTACATTAGAACGCCTCGCGTGGTAAGAAACAGCGTAGGGCGTTTGATTCTTGCGTAAGCTAGACGCGCAATTCTTGATTTACCGCCACCTGTTGCTACTTGAGCAATCATTTGTCCGTATTTAAGTAGCTTATTGACTACTTCTGGCTGGTAATCGTACATCGGGTCAAGCCCAAGACCGTCAATCTCCCAAAACTCTTCTTTACCAAGCGGACTAGGCAATGGATTGCGAACTCTGCGAACTTGATAGCCCTTTTTCTGCAAGGCAGCATGAACCAGCGGTACAAACCCTGCGGGGAAAGTCCCAGTCTTGTAATCAAAGAAGGAAGACCGCCCATCCCATGTCCCTGACTTAAACATCGCCATGTGTTCTGAGCCTGAAACTTTGTAAGAAAGGGCGGTTGATGTAATGAGCTTAGTTTGTTTATCTGCGTCAATTAACTTGGCAGTTACAGCGTTATTAGCGATTGTGGCGGTTTGGCTCAATGTGGTCTTGCCTCTATAAGAATTTAGGTGTAGTATAAGTCACCACTGAACTATTTTCAATATGGAAGTAAATGGAAATCAAATACATAGCAGTTGACCCTAAAAAGTTAATTAAGAACCCTTGGAATACCAATATGGTAGACCCTGAAAACCAAAAGAAGCTGGATAACTCAGTCAAGCGGTTTGGTATGTTCAAACCTCTCATCTGCCGCGAACTAGCGGACGGCTCACTTCAAATCCTCGGCGGTGAACATCGCGCTGAGTCTGCCGTTAGACTTGGCTACAAAGAAGTCACCATTATCAATCTTGGACGTATCTCCGACGAGAAGGCTAAAGAGATTAGCTTGGTCGATAACGGCAGATACGGTACTGATGATACTTTGCAATTAGCAGAACTCCTGAAAGAGCTTGGTGAAATCGAAGATATATCTTCATACATGCCGTACTCTGACAGCGACTTAGATTCTATCTTTGCTAGCTCTAGTATATCGTTGGATGACCTTGAATTACCCGACTCTGATGAGTTGCCTCTAATGGACATGACCTCTAAGGTTCAGTCCCATCAAATCATGCGTTTTAAAGTTCCAATGGAAGACGCTCCAGCGATTCAAGTGGTTATTGAGTCAATTATGAAATCACAAGGCTTTACCGATGACGATTCTTTAATGAACGCTGGTAACGCTCTTGTTTACTTGGTGACTAACGATGTGTGACAGATTCGAAGAGTGTGATTATTGCCAATTTAATGGCGTAGACGAAGACGTATGTCAGTTCTGCGAGGATGCTGACCAATTTGAAGAAGCGACAGACGAGTTTTCTGAATCTGACCTCCATTCAAGAAAAGTTCACTTAATAAAAAGGGTAGCGTAATGGCTAAAGAATTAACTATTAAAGTCCAAGACTGGAAAATTGATGACATCAAACCTTACGAGCTTAATGCTAAGAATCATGACGCCGCTCAGATTAGCAAGATTGCCAAGTCTATTAAAGAGTTTGGCTTCGACCAGCCTATCGTTGTTGATGGTGACGGCGTTGTCATTAAAGGACATGGAAGAAGACTTGCCGCAATTCAACTTGGTTTATCTACCGTCCCTGTGGTCGTCAGAACAGACCTCTCGCCTGAAGCAGTTAGGGCTGCCAGGCTGGCTGACAATCGAGTAGCGGTATCAGACATTGATACTGAAAAGCTCCAAGAAGAGCTGGCTTCTCTAGACTATGACCTTAAAGGCTTCTTTGATTCTAAAGAGCTAGACTTCCTTTCGGCAGACTTAGGTGAAATCGATTTAGAGGGCTTTGTGAGTGACTTAGATGCAGAGCTTGAGAGACACACAGAAA